CCTAATTTATGACACAGTTAAATCTAAAGATGTTCAAGGAGTTGAAGTTGTAGATATTGGACGATTCATCACCTATGGTCCCGCTACCTCAATAACGGTAGGTCATAGGATGGTCGTCGGGGCGGATACCTTTACAATCAATGCAGTTGATAACATCGCAGACGAAAACGGAGCGCATCACACCGTCATCAGATTTGGACGGTAGATATGGCAAAGTCGTCTTTTAGACTCGACTTATTTGGCGACAAAGAGTTAGTCAATGCTTTAGAGGCTGGAAAAGAAAATACCCCTCAAGCAATAGCCCAAGCAATTTGGGAAGAAGCCAATATAATTTTTGCTAAATCACAGGTTTTAGTACCAGTTGATACTGGAGTTCTTCGTGGTTCAGGTGGTGTATCTGCTCCACAAATGGGAAGCCAAGGCTATTTTGTAGATATTTTCTATGGTGGTCCCGCCGCTCCTTATGCACTCTATGTTCATGAGATTATCGGCAACTATCACAACCCACCGACACAGGCTAAATACCTCGAGCAACCAGTCATGGAAGCGATGTCCACTATCCAAGAAAACATAAAGGGTAGAATTATCGACATCATAGAGAAAGGTCATAGGGGCTAATGCCAACTATTCTTGAATCAGTAGGGGATTACCTACAAAACACAGCAAGCGCTTTTGGCGCTCATGCCAGTCAAGGCACCCTTGGCACATCTATTTTTCTTGGAACCCTTCCTGAAACACCCGATGCTTGCGTAGCCGTGTATGAAAATGCTGGAAGTTCCCCAACTTTTACTATGGGTTCAGGTGGTATTCAAATTGATTACCCAATGCTTCAAATTATCGCTCGGGCGAGTCGTGAGGATTACCCTACCGCTAGAGATAAAGCCGACACGATTCGCATTTTACTTGCGTCGGTGCTTGAAAGAACCGTCTCAGGGGTGCATATTATGAGGATTGAACCGATGGGTTCAGTAAACTTGTTAGGAGTAGACCCGAAGTATCGTCCTCTAGTTTCGGTGAATTTCCGATGTCTAGTACGAATGTAAACGAGGAGCCACAGGCTCCGATAGAGAGAGTGGCAGACCCTTATGGCAGAAACGCAACAACCGATGAGTTCCAAAGATGTTGGAAATGTGACAGGCTCCTCTTCGAAAGCGCAACCCGCCCGTGGAGTATTAGGTGCCCCCGTTGCAAATCTAAAAATAAATCAGGATAAATTTTTATCTGAATTAGATTCTTTAATTGATGCAGGTCGTACCTTAAATGGTTGTTCTATTGGATTGATGGTTGATGCTTTAGATGAACCATTAAAAAACAAATTAAACGAGATATTTGTAAATGAAAAAGTTTTATCTTCTTCTTTAGCAGATGTTATGCGTTCTTACGGACTTGTAGTATCATCTTCCGATGTACTTCGCCGACACCGCCGTAGATTGTTAGGCAAGGAAGGTTGCAAGTGTCGTATTCCAAATTCGGTGATAAACAATAAATGAACATTGATGATGCCTTAGATAATTTACTCAAGACATCCGAGATGAATTCAGTTCAAAAGACTGAACCTCGTCAAAGACAAGCGGAGTGGTTGCCTGGGGTTACTTGGCAAGGTGAAGAAGGAACAGTCACAACTCAACCAATGGAGGGCGATAATGCGCCCGATTGGTCAGGAGTTCTACGAATGTGGGGTCTTGACCCTGAACATTTCCAAGTAGTAGAACCAGTTCTTTTCAATGTGTGGGGCGATACTTTAGGAATTCTAAATCGCCAATGGAAAGGCAAAGTAGTTCGCAAAGGCAAACAAGAGTTTGCTGATATTGAAGCCCTTATCCAAGAGATTAAAAAACATAAACCCCGTGAGCGTAAGCCAATGGTCGGTGGTGCCTCTTTAGTAGTTTGTGCCTCTGACTGGCAAACTGGTAAACGAGATGGCGATGGTCTTAAAGGTTTAGTTGGTCGATGGCTTCAGGCTATTGATGATGTTGAGTTTAGAATTAAAGAGTTAAAGAAAATTGGTCGTCCCATAGATTCAATCACAGTTCTATGCCTCGGTGATTTAGTTGAAGGATGCGATGGTCACTATGACATCCAAACTTTTACGGTTGAAGTTGATAGAAGAGACCAAGTAAAGATTGCTCGTCGTCTTTTAAGAGATGCTCTTATACGATGGTCAAAGGTTGTTCCTGATATTACAGTCGCCGCTATTGGTGGAAACCATGGAGAAAACCGAAAAAATGGCAAAGCCTTTACTACTTTGAATGACAATGATGATGTAGCCCTAGTTGAGTCAGTTGCCGAAATTTTCCAAGCCAACCCTGAAGCCTACGGTCATATTCGGTTTGCAATTCCAACAGATGAGTTGAGTTTAACTATCGAAGTCCAAGGAAAGATTATTGGAATTACCCACGGTCATCTAGCCCGAAGCGCAGGAAGCCCTGAAGCCAAATTGCGTCGATGGATTGCTGACCAAACACTAGGTCGTCAAAAAATAGGCGACTGTGACATTTTAGTAACGGGGCATTATCATTCATTTCGTCTATCAGATTGGGGAGGAGTCAAATGGCTACAAGCACCAGCCCTCGACGGAGGAAGCGTGTGGTGGAGACAATCAACGGGGGAGATTGCGGATGTGGGAGTTCTGACCTTTGTTGTGAGCAGTCAGGGAGTGTCGGACATCCAACTATTATGAACGACCCAAGAGATATAGCGGCTTACGCCGCAGAATTGGTCTCAGGAGACCGACAGGACGCCTATGGGCATCCACTTGATAACTTTACCCGTGCCTCAAAGATATGGTCTGTAATCCTCGGCTGTGAGGTTTCTGCCGAGCAGGTTGCCCTTTGTATGGTCGGAATGAAGGTAGCCCGAGAGGTCAATCAATCTAAGCCCGACACCGTAGTAGATGGCATCGGATACTTTCTCACCCTAGGCATGATTCAAGAAGAGCGCCTAAGAAGGTTGAATTCCTAACCCTAGTTTGATATACTTATGGTGTCAGAAAGGTGATGCCATGAGAGAGTTCAGAATCTCAGAGATTGATGTAGCGAAGACTTTATCCAAGGCTCAAAAACTTGCATCCCGTGGCAAAAGCAAAGGTTTAAGTGGCGGGTTTGAGGTTCGTATTGAATCACGCTCAGAGATAGTAAATGGCGTTCAAGGCGAGTATTCAGTTTTAGTAATTGAAGGTGAGCCAGTCAAGTTCAACGGCTGGCAGTTTGTCGGAGTTGCTGAGTTTATTGAGGGCAAGGCTTTAACAAAGAGCATCGCAGGTGGAGTTGAAATCAAGCCATCAGATGTAAGGGTTGGTTACTGCGAGCATTGCCAAAAGACTCGTTCTCGTTCTAAGGTTATTTTTGTTCAAAACCAAGAAGGAAAGATAAGTCAGGTCGGTTCAAGTTGCGTAAAGGATTTCCTTGGTTGGGAGTTCAGCGCCTCAGCCTTGGTAACCGAAGAAGATTTCCAACAGGAATTTGGTGGCTTTGCTGGTGGCAGTTATAGCGGATTCGATACTTTAGGAGTTCTAGGAACAGCGGTTTGTGCAGTTGAGAAGACTGGCTATGTTCCTTCAGGTAGCGGTCTTTCCACCAAAGAAGTTGTTTGGGATAAATTAAACGGTGGCTTCCACGGGCTTTCTAAGTGGAAAGAATTAGTAGGGCAAGAAGTCACAGATGCTCACCGTGCCAAGGCTCAGGAATTGCTTGAGTTTGGAAAGAACTTTGAAGGCGATTCAGGTTACGCACAGAATGTCAGGATTGTCAGCGGATTGGCTTTTCAAAAGTACAGTACAGCGGGAATCTTGATTAGTTTGCTCAAGGCTTACCAGCGTCAAACTGAAGAGAAGATTGAGAAGAAAGTTTACAAGTCTGAGATTTTGGCTCCAGTTGGAGAAAAAATTGAGGTAGAGGTAACCGTGCTTGGCGAGAATACATTCGAGTCTCAGTTCGGATTGACTACTTTGTACACTTTTGAAAGCGGGGAGTATCAGTTAAAGTGGTTCTCCAGCCGTGGCTTAAATGTGGAAATTGGCTCTAAGTTAAAATTAAAAGGAACCGTTAAAGGTACCGATGAATACAAGGGAACCTTCTCAACAGTTCTTACTCGATGCAAAGCCGTCTAAAAATCCATACGCTATACTGAACCCAATGTGCGCTTAGTCGCCTGAGTTTTTCGTCTCTTCCGTGTCCGAGTGACCTGACGGTCACTCGGGTTTTCTATGTGCCGTCACGGAGGAGGTTTGAATGGCTCGTTACCGAGTCTTACAAGGTATTGATTACCCACCAAACAAAAGAGCCGAGGCTGGCAAAGTCGTAGATGACTTACCTGCAACCTCGGTTAAATGGCTTTTGGAATCAGGAATTATTGAAGATGCTGATAAGCCAAGTAAGAAATCAGAAGAGCCAGTTGTAGAAGAACCTAAAGTCGAACCAGTAGCCGAGAAGGTTGAAGAACCAATCGTCGAAGAAAGTTTTGACCCTAATGCCGAAGATATTGATGGCGATGGTTTCCTTCAAGATGGCACCCCACATCAACGCCCAGTTGAGGAGAAATAATGCCTACTTTTCGCCACGGTAAAAATGTCAATGTCTTTATTGATGAGTTTGATTTTTCTACCTACTTTAATGACTTTAGCGCATCTACCTCAGTAGATACCGCCGAGACAAGCGCTTTTGGAACAAGCGCAAAAACTTATGTAGTCGGTCACCGAGATGGAACCATCTCTCTTTCAGGAATGTTTGAAGGAACTGCTTCCACAGGTACAGATGAATTTTTCAATACTGCTCTTGGTAACGCAACCAAGGCTTTAGTAATTGTTGCTCCTGAGGGTCATTCAAATGGCACAGGTGCAATCATGTTAGAAGCGGACGATACATCTTACGAGGTCTCAAGTGCCATCGCAGATATTGTTCAAGCAAGCGCAGAATTCCAATCAACAGATGCAGTAGAACACGGAAAGATTCTTTCTTCAGGTTCAACTGTAACTACGAGTGGAAACGGAACAGGCGTAGACAATGGAGCCTCAACCACTAATGGTGGAGCAGGATTCTTGTCAGTTCCAGTAAATACACGCAATGGAAATATCACAGTAAAAATCCAACACTCAGCAGATAATTCAACTTTTGCTGACTTGGTTACTTTTGCCGTGGTTTCAGGTACTACTACAACTTCAGAAAAAATTGAGGTTGCAGACGGCACAACAATAAACAGATACCTACGAGTGAATTACACAGTCGCAGGTTCAACAGGCTCGGCTACCCCTGTGGTGGCTTTTACTAGGAGGTAAAAAACAATGCCTACATTTCGTCATGGTAAATCCACCGTATTCAAAGTAGATAATTCAGGTGGCACACTTACCAACATTAGCGACACCCTTACCGATGTCTCATTCCCACAATCAGTAGACACAGCCGAAACTTCCGCTTTTGGAAGTTCTGCAAAGTCTTATGTAGTTGGTTTGACTGACTCAACACTTTCTATCTCAGGAAACTTTGATGCGACTGTGGATGCTCACTTGGCTGGCGTTTTAGGTCAAGCGGCTTCTCTTTCATTCGAGTATGGTCCTGAAGGTTCAACAAACGGCTTTGTCAAGTACACAGGAGAGTGCTACCTAACTTCTTACGAGAAGAGTGGTGCAATCGGAGATGTAGTGACATACTCTGCTGAATTCCAAGTAACAGGCGCCATCACCCGTGGCACCTACGGTGCATAGGAATTGATTCAAAAAAACTAAATAAAATATCGTGACCAAATCAATCTAGTGTCCAAGGAGAAAAGAAATGACAGATTTACGCAAAAACATATTTGACGCCGATGATATTACGAAGGAATTAGTGGAAGTCCCTGAATGGGGAGTGACAGTAGAAATTCGTTCTATGACGGCTGGACAAAGAGCAACACTTACTGAAGGAGTTACATCCTCAGATAAAGTTGATGTTTCTAATATGTACGCAAAAACTGTAATCGCAACCGTGTTTGACCCTGCAACTGGCTTGCCAGTTTTCACAGACCAAGACCGTGAAGCCATTCTTTCAAAGAATGGTGCAGTCATTGAGCGTTTGGCAACAAAGGCTCTTGGCAGTTCAGGTCTTAGCGAAAAGGCGGTAGACCAAGCACAGGCTCGATTTCCTCAAGAATCCT